CGGCCCAGATTATGGGTAACAACGAGGCGTTCGAGCCGTACACGACCAATCTGTACCTGCGGCGAACCCTCGCCGGTGAATTTGTGATGATCAACAAGCACCTGGTCAAGGACCTGCGTAAAATTGGCAAGTGGGACAAGGACATCAAGGATAATATCATCGCGAACGGTGGGTCCGTCCAGCAACTGGATATCCCGGACAAGCTCAAGGAGATTTACCGGACAGCTTGGGAGATTCCGACCCGTTCAATTATCGATATGGCGGCCGATCGCGGTGCGTATATCGACCAGTCGCAGTCGATGAATCTGTTTGTCGAGAGTGCGACAACCTCGAAGCTTTCGAGTATGCATATGTACGCCTGGAAGAAAGGACTTAAGACGGGAATGTACTATCTGCGTACGCGTCCAAAGGCCAAGCCGGTCCAGTTTACTCTGGATCCGAGCAAGTACGGCTCGACAAACGGACCGGTGTGTCGGATGGAGGAGGGTTGTATTTCGTGTTCAGGATAATTTCTCCCGATATAGTAAATGCCGAAGAAACAAAACAGCCTACTCAAGGCTGTTCTGAAACTGGAGACGGCACGTGAAGCGTTTGCGTTTCCAACCAAAGAACAAAAGAAAATTCTCAATATGGCTGAAAAGGCGGCCGAGGCTATATTGATCCAAGGTATGGCTGTCGCGGCGAACAAAAATGTCCCAACAAAGGTTGGTACCGCCAAGAAACCGAATGTGCGCTTTAACGCGACAGTCCCTGCGAAAGTAAAGGTTGGTCGTTTCAATGTAGTTACTAGATAGTTTTGATATATTCCCACGACAATTCGTGACAAATCTTTTTCCAAATTTGGTCTTGTTTGTACAACTTTTCTTTCGATTTCAAGAGTTGGAAACAAGGCAGGTAATCATCCTCGCCCAAAAGCTCACAAAACTTGTACAAGACGTAAGAATAACTTAGAAAGTTTTTCCGGTCTTGTGGTCTATGTTTTTCGAATGGTTTTTGGATGTGGTGAAACATGAGCCGGAGTCGATCCTCCAAGGCTTGATTCATAGTTGGTGGTTTTAATCCGTTTAGAATTGTAGTAATGTACGGAACGTGTTCATAGTACTTGTTCATATTCAATTTCTTCAAAAGAGCCCTCACTTTGGCGTGTGTAATCTCCGAAACATCTTTAATCTTTTGTTTTTTAAACTCGGAGCGTATCTGTTCTATGACTTCGTTCGGTACATTAGTAGATTCCTTTGCTTGGAATTGGGCAACCCACTCGTTAAAATGATTCTCTCTCTTGTACGTGTAAATTATATTCTTTTCAATTTCTTGCTCCTCCTTGAACCCAACCTCATCCGATTGAACGTATCTGGTTATCCCACACTCTTTGCAAATCTCATCACTCGCGGACGCGTCAAGCATGAAATCGCTCGAGCCACACTCTTCGCACGGCATGACATCTCTGGATCTTGCAGCCAGTGCTATTGTTTCGTTCTCGACAACCGACATGTACTTTTCGTAGATGTCCTTGCGTTGGGTACCAGTCTTGCGACTCTTAAATAAAGAGCTCTTTTGACCGGTATCCTCAACCTTGCGGTCCGTGTAGTACTCCTTTATAAATGGCGCGGCCGAAAGCATGTATTCAATCATATTGGCCGGGTCATCTACAAGTTCCTTAAGTTTTGTTTGATAAACTGCTTCCATTGATTTTTAAAAGAGAGTAATCTTTAATTCTCATCGTTCGCTTTTGCGGACAAATAGAATTTCATATCTCCCAAGTTTGCGATAGTGTAACGAAGGATGATAGGCAGTGTCTCATCGTCAGAGTTTTGCAAAATCTGGACGCTACTGCACATACCGGTCGCCTTTGTAAACAGGTTGATGTACTTGAGACTGAATGTATTACCGATTCTCTTGTTGATATTCTCTGGGCACTCGATCGATGTACTCTGGTCGGCAAAGTCACCCTTACAGCTCAGTTCGAGGACGTCATCGTCGCGAAAGATGTTGATATCGTCCGCAAGGTTTCCCATGTCCCTGCAGATGCGCTGGAAATCGACCGATGGAATAGTCGTGATGATGTCCGTGTCAAGATCCGGACTCTCGAGCAGATCCTCGTCGATATCGAGCAGCTTCAGGTTAAACTTGGAGAATGCTTTCTTGGTCTGGTTGTGCACCACCATCTCGAGAGTCTCGCCGTTCGAGATGCTCATCTCGAGTGTGTCGTTATTCGTGACCGACTTGAGGAGTTTGTACGTGTTGGCCATATTCATGCCAGCAATAACCTTTGATTTGCAGTCGTACTCTTCAAAGTTTTCAGCCGACAGGGTCATGTGGACAAGTGCAGTCCGAGCAATGTCCAGTGCGATGATATGGACGCCATCCTCGTCAAAATACAGGTTCACATCGTTGATGATATCCTTGAGAACTTCAAAAACGCTCTTGATAGCGACCGCCTGAATCGTTCTAAGTCTCATTACGTATTCAGGGGGTGACTTCTTTAAAATGTTTTTATATGATAAATGGCAACCAGTATGATGCTTACTATGTTGTTCGCTCTCGGTCTGTTTATGTTTACCGGTGGTATTGTTAGCTCGTTGTACGGCGACAAGAAAGGCCTGTGGGCTATCATCATCGGATTCCTGATGGTACTGTACTCTATGTACAAAGTTATGATGGCCAAGAAGAAAGCGGTCCAGAAGAAACACTAGTGTGGCTTTGGCAGGGCTGCATAGGCATCGCTCACACTTGCGTCGATCCGAGCCTGGAGTTCCTGACTTACAACCGGTTTGAGTGATTCACCGTATGAATCCAGGTTGAAAAAGGAATCGGGCTCGGAGTTGTCCAGATTGGCCGTACTTGGTCCCCAACCTTCAAACTCGGAAAACTCACAGGGTAACATCGACATGAGCCACTGCTTCACTTCACCACCGACTAACAGCTTGTTATCGTTGGTGACGAGAGTTGGGACTCTCGTTATAGATTTACTCGGTATCCCCTGTTTGGTGATGTTGTGAAAACGTAAAAGAGGTTTCAGCGCTGGGGTTGCTTGGATGAATTTTATAATTTCCATACTATGCACACATCGGTCTGAATATACCAGTGTGGCCATACTAAGACTTATGATGATTTCTCTAAAAAAAATTTAACGCGTAAGAGTAATGAGTAATGTACTCTTGCTCGGAGCGGCTGCAGTCCTCGCCCTGCTCGTATGGCGGGACCGTGACCCATATGTAGGCCCACAGTCGCAGACCCAAGTCCCAGCGGAGGTTATCCAGACCATGGCCAATAAAATTCGGGAAAAGAATCCAGAGATTTTTCCAATAGAGACGATCTTCATCAACCAGAATGGAGATGGTACTGTGACCGCCCGTATGCTCTTCATCAACCTCCGCGGTTTCTTTGGAATTCAGTACGATGTGGTTGGTCGGTTGAATAATGGCCAGGTTGACATCATTTCGATGACCGAGCAGGTCCAGCCTGACCGCAACGGACCATTCCAGGCTTTCAAGCCAGACGTGTACGCCAAGTTCAAGGATGTGCGCGCAGCAGTGCTTGAAACTCTTAAAACAGTAAAGTAGAGGATGTTGTCCATCAAAGACATCCAAAAAATACAGTCCGAAAAGGATCGAGTCCGGAAAGATACTTTTCGTGAAATTCTGAAACAGTTTGATAAGAAAATTCGTTACGCCGTAGAAGTTGGCGATCCGCAAGTTTTCTTGTCAGTTCCACCCCTTGTTCTAGGGTATCCAATGTATGACATATATTCGGCAACTTCGTATATAGCTCGACAACTTCGCCTGCTCGGATATACCGTCCAGGAACTCGGTGGTCCGAACCTATACGTAACCTGGGTCTTGCGCAAGACGAAATCGGATGAATTGCCCCAAGAGGATCCAGGCATGCTACCGACTCTTATAAATCTCAAAAAGGTGGCGTGTGAAATCAGGGGAAAGAAAAAGTAATCAAGTATAAATGGATTCTCTCGTCGAAGCGAAGCGTGAGTTTCTATACAAGCTATGCGGTGTTATGATTCCGCACATGAATTTGGCGTTTTACCAATTGTACGTTGATGCGGAGACCATGTGCAAGGGATACCAGCCCTTGATCCAGTTCCAGAAGCTTCTGCGTGAAATTCCAAACTGGAATAACAACATTGTCAAGGAGCGGACGACTGAAATTACAAAGGAGTTTCCGATGTTCGACCGTCTGATCAACATCACAAACGTTTCATTCATCAAGATCATGTTGTCCGTGCGGCTGACTGGCGAGCGCCGTAAGATTCATATCAAGCCACTGGTTCCGGAGGATTTTGTTCACGCCTGCTACAAGAAAGCAGCCGAGGAGCTTTACAGAGA